CAAATTCAATTTTTTGAACTGATCCAGGACCAAACTTGTCATAATACATATCAAAGATTTTAACTCCAGTTCCACGACATAAGTCTACATGAGTCTCAGCATTTACACGGTACAAAATTAGATAAGCATCATTCGGTAAAGAAAGATCTTTTACCTGAGCAAGTGTAGTACGTTCAAAAAGAATTTCACAACCATAACGAGAAGAAGTTTCTTTTTTTTCTTCTGGTGTCCATTGCATAGTTTCTTCCTCTACTAATACAGTTTTACTCACGAACGACCTCCCCAAAGAATATCAGGATATGCCCCCTTAACATTATCCCAACTTACTTTATATTTATTTGTAAGATTTTTATCTTTTACTAGACAAACTAGTTCTGCTTCTAAAGGATGAAGTCCTTGAAGCATGTTGATAAAAATAGTCTCCTTACGAATTTGAGAAAGAGTACTACTTCCACCCTTTAGGAAAATATAAAAATTTGTGTGCTCATTACGAAGGGATGTGCGTTGCTTATTCATCAACTCTTCAGTTCCTGCATATGCACCATTTTTCAAATTGGTGTTTTTTGCTTTACTATCAATCAATTCAGTTAGATTTCCTCCTATAGATGATTGATCAGATGGATCAGCATAAGGAACTGATCCTGGAGGTAAAATACTAACTACACTATCATCAAAGTTCCAAATGAAAAGACTTATCAGAGCATCATTACGGTATTCTTTAAGTAATTCTACTTTTTTTACATCACTTCTTTGTTTTGACACCAATTCCAAAATTTCATATTGAAATGCATTTGGTTGGAGTTTTGCAATTGGTGCTTCAGTTTTTATTTTTGTTACAGGCATAATTTTTAATACAATTCAGTTTAGTATAATACAATCTTGTTTATTTATCAATCTTCATCACAATCTTCATCATCATCATCAAAGAATCCTTCTTCAAATCTAACCGCGACAACCTCGTCAGGAATTATATTTCCGTTATTGTCAAAGAATTCTGGATGAATGTTACGAATACCATAAATTCTTTCCACTTGATACTGTTTAACTATCCAACCTCCGATTAGTCCAATCATTAAAAACATTACACAAAAAAGAGTTGTGAATGTAAGAATAACTGTTGTTTCCATTGGTATTCTCCTTGAGAGTTACTTTTTTTTCATATCTAAAAAGAATTCAAATTGAAAATGTATCTCTCGTTTGAAGAGAGACATCATCTTACCAAAACGAATTTGAAATGTGTTTGGTTCTGATGGTTTCTCCCCCCTATTATTGTTTCTTAGCA